TAGCCATGCTTGTACCTCTTTCTGTTTCTATTATTCCAACGCTTGTGCCATGCCCACACGCTGACCTTACTGCCATAGTGTTCACACAAACAATAAAAATAATCTTTAAATCTATTAAGCATCGCATTCCGGTAACAATTTAATACATGCGATGATGTTAATTTTATCCACAGCCGGCTCAAGTGGAGGTAGATCCGTTATAATGATTTCGTCTTCATTAATTTTATCCTTCTGAAAGTATGCACATCCGGATAAAATCAAAAAGAAGATAAAGAAGTAAAAAACAGTTAATATCCCGGGTCCAATGATACCACTCCATGCCTTAAAGCTCAATACCGGGTGCTTTACGGGCTTTTTTATTTGGCTATTTTCTGCCGTTTTATCCTTAAGGTACCAAACAGCCATTCTTTCGTTTTTTTGACGTAATGACTCCTGGTAGCTTAAATTTAATAGCTCCTGTTCCTTTTTCATGTGGTCATAGAAGTCTTCACTCATTTTTTTCTCCAGTTTTTTCCTTCTTCACTGTATTATAATTATTCATCATTGACTTCGTTTCAGTTTTAGATAATTCCTTTTTGGTCACCAAAGAATAATTCCAATTCCATACTAGATTATATCTTTCCTTACAGTTTACAGGTGATACCCAATGTCTGAGCCATCCGGGTATTGTTATGATTTTTCCTTTAAATGTTTTAAATGTACCTACTTCTGTTTCTAATGGTGCAGAATCACAAAAATATAAAACAGTACTCCAATGACTAAGAGTATGCTCGTGAGGTATAACTTCACCTCCTTTTTCTAATTTATTGCCCCAAGCGTCCACAATCCTTGTCTCCCCTACTAAGGACTTTGCCGTTGGAAATATCTGGGTAAATTTTTGCATTTCTTTCATAAATTCTTTATTCATAAAATCTATAAAAGTTGGATCTTTCAGAAAAAAAGCATATTCTGTCATTTTTCCTTGAACATTGGTCTTATAATCCTCTGGGCCAGTATTTTCATCTATCTTCTGTTTAAAATATTCCATTACTTTATCATTGGTACATTTCAAATGAAATATAGTAGCATCCCGTTTCGTTGGTATTATTTCTACAACACTCATTCTTTCACCGGAACCTGTTTCGTGAATATTTTGAAGGCAATAGTGTAACGATTCTTTGGATTATGGTGAATGGCACATCTATGGGGCACGTTTCCATCAAAAACCAATAACCTGTTTTTCCTGTATTCAACCTTTTCTCCCGATTGAAATTCAGTTGCTCCTTTATATTCTTCCTTCCAATCACTAGGGTAAAACAAAATAGTTTTTCCATCTGCAGAGCGTGAATCAACATGCCAATCTCCTCCTACCCCAAAAGGATATAAATTTACATACCCTTTTTCCAGTTCAACATTATATTTCTTTCCCGTAGATGCCTGTAAATCATTTATGGCAGTGGCAGTGACAAGACGAAAAAGATACTCAAATTCCGGTTTCCTCTCATTTTTATCCAATACAACGGAAGTGAAAAATAAGGGTGTCTTTGGATCTGTTGTAGAAGAATGAAGCTCCCATTTCAATCTAACCATACTAAAATTAATATACTCCAAAAATTGTCCACCTAGGACATCATCATAAATTTTCATTTTTTTCCTTCTCTTCAGGATTATTTAAAAAATCATCACACAACTGCACTGCGCCAACAAGACCATTTAGCTGCGCTTGCATGTTCATGATCGCTGTCTTGCCCTCATCTATTTTGTCCTTAAGAGTATTGTGCTGCTTCACGAGCATTTCTTTTTTCTTCTTTATATCTTCTTGTTTCATTATTTTCTCCTTATCTTCATTCCATGACGGGCACGTCTACGATTTTTTCTCTTATTAGATCCAACCTTTCGCCGCCCCTTATGTTTCTTTCTCTTTAAGTCAGCCTTGCTCACTACACGCCACAAAGCCCTTCACACTCATCTTTAAATTCCTCATCAAATGTTTCACCAAATAAATTTTGCTGTGGATTTGGCGCCTGGAAATCTATGCTCCGTAGAGGCTTTGCTGATTTATGTAAAAACAATTCAGATGTAGTATTCTTTAATCCATGTCTAATCTTGTCATCAACTTCACACGCATCATCCCAGTCCTCAGGATAGTTCTTCTGCATGTTTCTCCACTGATCATTGTGATGGTACGGACAGCCAATGCATGAGGATTTACCCGGCATTGGATGTTTTTTTACATCGCGGTACCATTGCAAGCAATCAGCACGTGACATTTTCATTTCAATTAAAGGCCACCTTGATGTGAGCCACGGCATTCTAGCTTTCTTCATGCGCATAGCTTCATCCGTGGATATTCCAATCCATTGTTCGACGATCATGTCTTTCTTTACTCTATGTCTCGGTTTGATGCCTAATAATTCCCTCATCTTTTTCTGTATGGGGATAACTTTATAATCATGTGTACATTGCCTGTATAGCATTCCAACCTTTCCACCAGGACGTGCCGCAAATAGTGGTGGATTTGGTACACGCCCGGCGAAAGATTTATGCTCCTCATTTGACCCTTTAATGGGGTTCGCTGCGCGGATAAGGTCTTCCCTAAGGTTTCCTCTCTCTACAGTAATGAGTGGGCAAATTGTTATAGCCTTTTTTAAATATTCTACATGCTCGTATACGAAGGATGGTTCCCATCCTGTATCAGCAAATATCATGTAATCTGGTTTGTGCTTTGTCAGTCCTTCTTGGGCCATGAGTGCGAGGCACGAAGACTGTACCCCTGCCCCGAGTGATAATACGCGCATTGTTGGTTCGCGTTTTTTTCCTGCTTCATCAAAATACGCCGGTTCCTGCGTCGCCGCAACTGCAGCCATTGTGTTAAGTTGCTTGCGGTTAGGCTTAAGTTTAGAAGACATTTCTTCCATAAGTTTTCTTCTTTCATATTCCATCTGCTCCGGGTTAATTGCAAAACCTGGCTTAACTCCTTTAATAGGTTTTTGATTGGAAGCACGTTTCTTTCCCTGTTCTTTATAACCTAAATTAGCCATTATTTAGCATCGCCCCAATTATTTTTAGTTTTATACTCCACCTTAGTGGGAACTTCCAGCTTTACACAGTTTTCCATTATATCTTTTATATCTTTTGCCATTATATCAGATTTAACACTACAATTCAACTCATCATGTACTTGAATAAGTGGTGTAATTCCTAGCTTTTCATAAACATCTACCATTGCTTTTTTAGTTTGATCTGCGGCTGTTCCTTGAATTAATCTGTTCAACGCTTTATACGTTCCAGCTCTCTTAATAGCGCCACCCCATTTTATGCCGGCTGCAGTATGGGGTAAAGCTTTATGAAATACTGGTTGTTTGGTGACAGGATCAACTTCAAACCAGTTGGGTTCCCATAAATCAAATCTACATCGTCTTCCAAGATAAGTCCTTATGGTCCCTACTTTATTGGCCCTAATCATAACTGCCTCAAGCATTCCTTGCATAAAAGGGACCTTTTCCCTAAATTGTGTTAGCATGCCTTTAGCTTCCTTAGGACTGATGTCCAAATCCACTGCTAGTTTTTTATAACCCATTCCGTACATAACTCCAAGCCCAATCGTCTTTGCCAGTCTTCTTGGTATTCCAGCCATTTCAGCAGTTTGTTTGTGGAAGTCAAGGCCCTTAACAAAAGCAGACTTAACGTCTGCTGCCCCTTCGTTCTTGTTTAAAATTGCAAAGTGTGTAAGAATGCGGGGTTCCTGCTGTGAATAGTCAGCTGAAAGCCAATCTTCACCTTCTTCCGGTATAAATATTTTTCTTAACTCTGATCCAAATTCACTTCTTATAGGCATTTGCTGTAAATTAGGAGCATACATGGAAAACCTACCAGTAACAGTACCCCCTACAAATCCTCCTGCGTCACCTCTTATTTGATTTATATGTGCATGCAATCTTCCTTCATGGATATATCTTGCAATACCATCAATGAAGGTTCCTTGTAGTTTATTTAAAACCCTTGCTTTAGTTATCATTCTGGGGAGCTCGTGAGGGTGCGTTTCAAGAAATGTTTGTGTAAAGCTTGGAGCTCCTAGTTCAGTATGGGGATATTCTAGATTAGCGCCGTCAAAAGCTTCAGCAACGGAACGTGCGGCCCACACTTGCACATTTAATCCTGTAATGTCTCTTATTCTTTTTAAATATTGTTTTTCTTTATTAAGTAATTTTCTTTTAAGACCAAAAGCCTTATCCATGTCCACTCGCACACCACGTCTAGTCATATTAAAAATAACACGGATTAAACGGCACTCCATATCATAGACACGGTCAAGTTCCTCTTTTTCTATTTCTGTTATCAATCGCTCGTGAAGACGCCACGTTAATTTTGCATCTGCTTCTGCATATTCACCCACAAATTCAGCAGGCATTTTGTACATTTCTGCTTTAGGATCCAGACCCAGCTCCTCAGCTTTAGCTTTAAGAACCCTTTCGTCTTTAAAACCACCTAAATAATCTTTGACAATGCTATTTAAAGTATAGGAATATCTATTCTCATTAAGTAGTGCAGCAGCAATCATGGTGTCATGAATGTATCCTTTAACTTCAATATCTAAAACGCTAAGCCATCCCACATCATACTGGGCATTATGAAATACTTTTTGAATGGATTCATCTTCGCATATTTCTTTTATGTATTTAAGGACAGGTTTGCTGTCCATATTTCCACCACCATCGTGGGAAATTGGGTAGTATGCAGTAAAATCACCACTAGATAAGGCAATACCTATGACCTTTCCAATCTTCCTAGGCCATCCTGGTCCCATTTTAATAAGATCAGTGTCACATGTTTCCAAGTCAATCGCCACCACCTTCTTCCCTTTCATGGAAGGAAACTCAGTAGGATGAACCCACTCTGACTTTATTTCGTTCTGGTTAAATAGATCCATCGTTCATCTCTCCTGCTATTGCCATGTACGCTGCACCATCAACAAAATCATCTATGTTAAAATCGCCCATGGTGGAGCGCGAAATCTTTAATAAACACATCATGACTGCCACGTCACCAGGTGTTATTTCTTTCATAGGTTTAAGTTT